ATGGACCCTTCGATTGCTCCGGCCTCGCGGGCCGCCGTGGTGACGCCGAATGACAGTGCTCTTGTCGGGGCGCGCGCGCTCTATATCGGCACGGCGGGCGATGTCGCCATTGCGCCGCGGCGCGATGTGGATCCGGTCGTCTTCAGAAACGTGCCGGCCGGGACGGTCCTGCCGGTGCATGCGGCGATCGTGGCGCTGACCGGGACCACGGCGTCCAACATCATCGCGCTGTTCTGAGCTTTCCACCTTATGGGCAGACCGACCAAGTTCACCCAGGCGCTGGCGGAGAAAATTTGCGAGCGCATCGCCGACAGGGAAAGCCTCCGGTCGATCTGCCGGGATGAGGATATGCCGGCGAAATCGACGGTGCTCTCCTGGCTCGCCGATGACGGCAAGGCGGCGTTTCGGGCGCGTTATGCGCTGGCCCGCGAGATCCTGGCCGACGGCTTCGTCGACGAGCTGGTCGAGATCGCCGACGACCGCAGCAATGACTGGATCGAGAAGAAGAACGCCGCCGGCGAAACCACCGGCTGGCAGGAGAATGGCGAGGCGATCAGGCGCTCGCAGCTGCGCATCGCCACGCGGCAATGGGTCGCCGAGAAGCTGAAGCCGAAGAAATACGGCGCCAAGGTCGAGCCCGAACAGGGCGTCACCGGCGAAGTCTCGCAATTGCTGGAAGATATCAATGGCAAAACCCGCGGACTTCCAAACGGCGGTTGACCAGTTTTCCGACTGGCGCTGGCGGCTGAACAATCTCTACTGGATCACCGACAAGGCCGGCAAACGCGTCAGGTTCGAGATGAATTGGACGCAGATGACCTTCTTCGAGCAGATGCATTATCTGAATGTGCTGCTGAAGGCCCGCCAGCTCGGCCTCACCACCTTCATCCAGATCTTCATGCTCGATGCCTGCGTCTTCAACCGGGATATCAGGGCCGGCACCATCGCCCATACGCTCGGCGACGTGCAGACGATCTTCCGGGACAAGATCAAATATCCCTATGACAATCTGCCGGATGGCATCCGCAATGCCGTGCCCGTCGTCAGGACCAACCAGACCGAACTGCTGCTCGCCAACAATTCGAGCATCCGCGTCGGCACCTCGCTGCGCTCGGGAACGCTGCAATATCTGCATATTTCCGAATATGGAAAGCTCTGCGCCAAATATCCCGAAAAGGCGAGGGAAGTGCGCACCGGCGCCTTGAACACGGTGCAGGCCGGCCAGCTGGTCTTCGTCGAAAGCACGGCGGAGGGCCAGGAAGGGCATTTCTATTCGCTCTGCGAGGATGGCCAGGTCAAGCAGCGCCAGGCGGCGAAGCTGACCGAACTGGACTTCAAGTTCCATTTCTTTCCCTGGTGGAAGGAGCCGCAATATCAGATCGCGCCCGAAGGCGTGATCATCACCGATGCTTTCGCCAAATATTTCCGCAACCTGGCCGACCAGGGCATCAGCCTGACCGACGGGCAGAAGGCCTGGTATATCAAGAAGGCCGAAACCCAGCTCGGCGACATGAAGCGCGAATATCCCTCGACGCCGGCCGAAGCCTTCGAAGCAAGCGTCGAGGGCGCCTATTATGCCGATCAGATGGCGGTGGCCGATGCCGAAGAGCGCATCGGGGTTTTCCCGCATGTCGCGGGTTATCCGGTTCACACCATTTCCGACATCGGCATGGACGATGCCAACAGCGTCTGGCTGTTCCAGGTGCTGCCCGGCCGCGTGCGGATGATCGGCTATTTCGAGCACACCGGCACCGGCATGGACGGCATGCTCGACGAACTGGCGCGGCGCGGCGCCGAGCACGGCTATGTCTACGGCGTGCACAACATGCCGCATGACATCAAGGTCCGGGAATGGACGCGCGGCGGCATGACCCGCATCGAGATCATGCTGAAAGAGGTCAGGGCGCGCGGTCTCGGCACGGTGCGCAAGGTCGAGCGCGCCTATGTCCACGACCGCATCAACGGCACGCGGCGCATTCTGGCGAAAGTCGAGTTCGACCAGGCCGGCTGCATCGACGGCATCAAGTGCCTGAGGAACTACCGCAAGGACTGGGACGAGGACCTCGGCGTCTTCCGCGACGAGCCGCTGCACAACTGGGCCTCGCACGGCGCCGACGCTTTCGGCGGGTTGGCGATCATCTTCACCGGACTGGCGCCGGAACCGCTGAAGCCGGAGCCGAAGGCGCTGCCGACCTTCCAGACCATGACCTTCGACGAATTTGCCGATTCCACCCCGAGACAGAGCGAGCGTGTTTGATGGAAGACGAGACAACGGCGTCGGAGAGCGGGCAGCAGTGGGATCCGGCCAAGGTCGGCGCCCATTGGCAGCAGGAGCTCGAGCGCGCCCAGCGCTATTTCAAATCCTGGCATGACCGCTGCGTCAAGATCGAGAAGATCTATCTCGACCAGCAGGCGGACCAGACGAGCGCGGCCAAGCGCCGGTTTCCGATGCTTTGGGCCAACACCTCGGTGCTGCAGCCGGCCGTTTATGCCCGCGTGCCGCAGTCGGTGGTCGAGCGCCGCTTCAAGGATGCCCAGCCGGTGGCGCGCATCGCCTCCGAGCTCGTCGAACGCAATCTCGCCTATACAGGCGACGAGGCCGATCTCGATTCCATCATGCGGGCGGTGCGCGACGATTTCCTGCTCTGTGCCCGCGGCACGGTGTGGCTGCGCTATGAGGCCGATTTCGAGCCGCTCGACATGGGCGTCGAGCCCTCTCAGCCGGCGAATGGCGGCTTGCCCGAGGGTCTGCCCGCAGATGGCATTGGCGCTCCTCTGCCCGAGGGGATCGCCGACGAGCGGGTGTGCATCGATTATGTCCACTGGTCGGACTTCCTGCATTCGCCGGCGCGGCGCTGGAAGGATGTCACCTGGGTGGCGCGGCGGGTGCCGATGACCGACGAGGAGATGGAGAAGCGCTTCGGCCGGCAAGCGATGACATCGCGGGCGGCGGACGGCGCGGCCGGCAAAAAGGGCGAAAGCCAGGCCGAGCGCGCCGAAAACGAGGGCAAGACCCATATCTGGGAAATCTGGTGCAAGAGCGAGAATTATACCGTCTGGATCGCCGACGGCGCGGCCGTGGCGCTCGAAGTCTCCGAGCCGCCGCTCGATCTCACCCATTTCTGGCCGTGCCCGCGCCCGGCCTACGGCACGATGTCGACGAGCTCGCTGATCCCGGTTCCCGATTATGTCTATTATCAGCAGCAATGCGACGAGATCGATCTCTTGACCAGGCGCATCAACAAGCTGACCGATCAGCTGCGGCTGAAGATCTTCTATCCCTCCGGCGACGGCGCGATCTCGCCGGCGATCGAAAAGGCGATGCGGCCTGAAAACGACATGGTGATGGTGCCGATCCCGGAATGGGCCGCCTTCACCGACAAGGGCGGCTCGAAGGCGATCGTGACGCTGCCGATCGACGAGGTGCAGAAGGTGATCGTCGCCTGCATGGCGGCGCGCAAGCAACTGATCGAGGATGTCTACCAGATCACCGGCATTTCAGACATCGTGCGCGGCGACACCCAGGCCTCGGAGACGGCGACGGCGCAGCGGATCAAGAGCCAGTGGGGCTCGATCCGCATCCGCGACCGCCAGGCCGAGCTCGCCCGCTTTGCCCGCGACATCATCCGCCTTGCCGGCGAAATCATCTGCGACCAGTTCCAGCCGGAAACGCTGATGCTGGTGAGCGGCGTCAAGCTGCCCACCATGGCCGAGAAACAGCAGGTGCAAATGCAGATGCAGCAGATGCAGATGGCCGCGCAGCAGGCGGCGATGCGGGCGCAGCAGATGGGCCAACCCCCACCGCCGCCGCCGGAAATGCCGCCGCAGCTGCAGCAGATGATGGGGCAGCCGACGATCGACGAGGTGGTGCAGCTCTTGCGCAACGACAGCATTCGCGGCTTCCAGATCGAGATCGAAACGGATTCGACCATCGAGCCGGACGAGGATGCCGAAAAGCAGCGCCGCATGGAATTCGTGCAGATGGTCGGCGGCTTCATGCAGCAGGCCGGCGCCATGGCGCAGCAGTCGCCGATGCTGGTGCCTGTCATGGTCGAGACGCTGCTCTTTGCCGCCCGCGGCTTCCGGGCCGGCCGCCAGCTGGAAAGCACGCTGGAGCAGGTCGGCGCCCAACTTTCTCAGGCCGCCGGCGCCCCGAAGCCGGAGCCGCAGCCTGCGCCCGGAGAGATGATCAAGCTGCAGACCGCTCAGGTGAAGGCGGGTGCGGAACAGCGCAAGGCCGAGCTCGGCGTCGCAGAGGCCGAGATCGAGCACCGCGCCACGGTGGAAAAGGCGCGCGGCGAAATGGCGGCGCAGGCGATCGATCAGATGCGCAGCGCGCAATCCGTTTACCAATGGGCCGGGAGAACAGCATGAGAGAACGCTATTGCCGCGTCTGCGGCGGCTGGCACGCGCTCGACCAATGGCCGCACAATTGCTTGCCGGAACGCAGTCCGGCGCGCTCCGACCTTCCGGCGCCGCATTTCGTCAGCGACAGCATCGATATCCAGTCGATGCATGACGGGCAGCACTACACCTCGAAGGCCAAGCTACGCTCAGCCTACCGGGCCGCCGGCGTGGTCGAGATCGGCAATGAAAAACCGCAGCCGATCGCGAAGCCGACCACGGATCGAAAGGCGATCCGCAACGAATTACGGCGCGTTCACGCCGAATACAACGCCTGATGCATGTCGCCCGGAAGTGTGCCGCGGTTCCGGGACAACGACATGCAAAACAACGATCTACCGGGCATCAATCCCCGAAATAGGAAATTTCCCACATGGATATGGAAGACCTGAACGAAGCCGGCAACGGCAGCGAAGATTTTGGCGCGTCCGATGGCGCGCCGGTCAGCATTCGCGACAGCCTGAAGGCGGCGATCGATACCGTCGAAGGCAATGGACCGGGCGAACTCGCCGGCCAGCCGCGCGACGGCGAAAATGGCCGTTTCCTGGCCAAGGGGCAGGAGCAGGCCGCCGCCCAGCAGACAGCGCAGGCACAGAGCCGAGGGCAGGGCGTCGAACAGCCTGCAGCCGGCGGCAGCCGGGTTCCGCCCGGCTGGTCGGCGGAAGCCAAGGCGCACTTCGGCAGCCTCCCCGGCGAAGTGCAGGCGGCGATCGCCAAGCGCGAACAGGAGGTCGATAACGGCTTCCGTGTCCTGCAGGATTACAAGGGGCTCGAGGAATTCACGCCGCTCATCCGCCAGGCCGGCATGACCCATGCCGACGTCATGCGCCGGGCGATCGACTGGGAAAAGGCGCTCATCCACGACCCCGTCAACACCGTCGTTCACGTCGCCAGGATGGCCGGGGTCAATCTTCATGCCCTCGTCAATGGTCAGACGGGGGAGATCCTGCAGCGCAATTCGCAGCAGGTACAGCCGCAGCCGCGATCCATCAATGTCGAGGCGACGGTCGAACATGTTCTGCGGAAAAGGGACACCGAAACTCAAGTCGATGCCTTCCTTTCCGACCCGGCAAACGCGCACGCCGACGATGTGCTTGACGACATGGTCGCCCTTATCAATGCCGGGCGGGCATCGACGCTTCAGGACGCCTACGACGCCGCATGCTGGATGCGCCCGGACATTCGCCGGCAGTTGATCAGCCAGACTGCGGCTCCTGTCCATCCACAGCAAGCCCAGAGGGCCGCAGCGGCAGATCAAGCCCGCCGCGCCTCGCGATCCATCTCTGGTTCCTCCGCGCCGGGCCCGACCCGCGACGCGGCAAGAGGCCAGCCCACCTCCATCCGGGACTCGCTGCGCGACGCCATGCGGTTTTCGCGCGGCCAAGTCTGATCAAAGGCCAATTCTGATCAAAGGAATGATCGATGCCCATTTCGCCCAACCTCTCTGAAATCGTCACCACGACGCTGCGCAACCGCAGCGGCACGGTCGCCGACGACGTGACGAAGAACAACGGTCTTCTCACCCGTCTCAACAGCCGCGGCCGCAAGAAGCCCATCTCCGGCGGCCGCACCATCGTCCAGGAACTGCAGTACCAGGAAAACAGCACCTTCAAGCGCTATTCCGGCTACGATATTTTGAATGTGCAGCCCTCCGACGTCATCACCGCGGCCGAATACGACCTCAAGCAGGCCGCGGTTGCTGTCTCCATGTCCGGCCTCGAACAGCTGCAGAACTCCGGCGAGGATGCGATTCTCGATCTGCTCGAGCAGCGCATCGAAAACGCCGAAACGACGCTGAAGAACAACATCGCCCTCGACTGCTATTCCGATGGCACAGCCGATGGCGGGCGGCAGATCGGCGGCCTGCAGCTCTTGATCTCGACCTCGCCGACGTCCGGCACCGTCGGCGGCATTTCGCGCGCCACCTGGGGTTTCTGGCGCAACCAGAAATTCTCGGCCTCGGCCGATGGCGGTGCGGCCGCCACCAATGCCAATATCCAGAGCTACATGAACCGGCTCTATATGTCCTGCGTGCGCGGCTCGGACGCGCCCGATCTCGTCGTCGCCGACAACAACTTCTTCCGCCTCTACTGGGAATCGCTGCAGGCGATCCAGCGCATCACCTCGGCGGACAAGGGCATGGCCGGCTTCCAGTCGCTGCAATATATGGGCGCCGACGTGATCTTCGACGGCGGTTTCGGCGGCGGCGCGCCGCTCAACCAGATGTTCTTCCTCAACACCAAATACCTGTTCTACCGCCCGCACCGCGACCGCGACATGGCGCCGATCGGTGACGAGCGCATGAACACCAACCAGGATGCCTTCGTGCAGCTGATGGGCTTCGCCGGCAACCTCACCATGAACAACGCCTTCCTGCAGGGCGTGCTGTTCGCCTGATCGAACGAAAGGAACAAGCAAATGTCGATCGCAACCATCCAGTCCGATCGTCTTGGCGCGAACCCGTTCGTCGTCGAAGGCCCGATCGTTTCCGGCTCCGGTATTCCCGGGCCGAACTTTGCCCTCGGCGCCATCGCCGGCGGCGACCGCGAATCCGAATGGGTCTATTGCCAGCTGGTGCTGGCCTCGCAGACGACCCTTCAGCCCGGCCAGTGGTTCCAGTGGACCCGGGATTATGTCGCCTCGCTGCTGACGACGGCGGCGGCCGTCGTCGGCCAGCGCTGCGGCGTCTTTTCCGGGGCCGCCCAGCCGCCGACCGTGACCGGCGGCCCGGTCGGCGCCGTGACGCTGCAACCCGGCACCTATTACATCTGGCTGCAGCGCAACGGCCAGGCGCCGTCGCAGGTGGCGACCGCAACGGCGGCCCTCGTCGTTGCCGAAACCACCGCCACCGCAGGCCAGGCAAGCGCCCCGGCCTCGGCAACGACGACCACCAAGGCCATCGCCAACGTCAATTTTGCGGCGGCCAACCAGACCTTCACCGCAACCACCGTCAACGGCTCCAACCTGCTGACCAGCCTTTCCGGCCTCAATGCCGGTTCCGGCCCGTTCATCGGTGCGGCGGTTGCCGGCACCGGTATTGCAGGCGGCACGACGATCTCGGGCATCACCTACAACCCGAACGGCGTCGTCCAGAGCATCACGCTCTCGGCCAATGCCACCGCCAACGGCACGGGCATCACCGTCACGGCGACGGGCGTGCTGGAGGCGACGCTGATGCGGCCGTTTCTGTCGAAGGTGAATTAAAGCAAGACGTTGACGGGCGCTGCGGCGCCCGTTTTCGCCGACCTTTTTATGCGTGGCGTGCCCCTCATCCGGCTGCCGCCACCTTCTCCCCGCTTGCGGGGAGAAGGGACACCGCCGCGACCTCTCCGTTCCCCACCTACCTCTAGCGGGGCACGTCCCCTCTCCCCGTTTTTACGGGGAGAGGGCTAGGGTGAGGGGCAGCCATCCGCACGACATCGCTCATCCCACATCTCCCCGCCATCAACAGCGAGACACACACCATGCCCGACAACACCGGAATTTATGCCTCCTTCAGCCTCGAGCCGGTCGAACAGACCTTTCTGACCGAAAGGGAAGGCCGGCCGATCTTTGCCGACAAGGAATTCGTGCGCATCTTCATCGCAGGCGACAAACATACCGAAGTCTACCGCGAGGTGACGGACAACGACAAACAGCGTTTTGCCGACGCCTACAAGCGCTTCAAGGAAGGCGCCGAGGCCCGCGAGCAGCTGACCGGCACGCCGCTTTCGCAATGGCCCTATCTCAAGCCCAGCCAGATCAAGGAGATGGAGGCGGTCAACATCTATACCGTCGAGCAGCTCGCCGCTCTCTCCGATACCGCCAAGCAGAAGATCGGCATGGGCGCCAACGAGCTTGTCGCCGCCGCCCGGGCCTATCTGGCCACCGCCGAGAACTCCAGCGCCGCTTCCGCCTTCGCCGCCGAAAACGAGCGGCTGAAGGGCGAGGTCAGCCGCCTGCAGGAGCAGATGAAGGAAATGGCCTTGCGCTTCGAGGCGATCGACAGGGAAGGCGAGGGCAAGGGGCGCGGCCGGCAGGCGGCCTGAGGAAGCGCTGAACAAGCGGCCCCCTCATCCGCCCTACGGGCACCTTCTCCCCGCTGGGGAGAAGAGGGAATCGAGACCTCGCGGCATAACCCCTTCGCCCCAACGGGGAGAAGGTGCCGGCAGGCGGATGAGGGGGTTGCACGGCACAACCTCAAGTAATTTTGCCTATCCCAACGTCCACAGCAACGGCTCTGAACCGGAGATCCCCCGCATGTCGCTCTTGACCATCATTCAGAACGTGTGCGCGGAGATCGACCTCGATCCGCCGACGGCCGTCATGTCTTCGGCGGATCCGCAGATCATGCAGCTGCGCATCCTCTCCACCCGCGCCGGCCGCGACCTGATGCGCGAGCATGACTGGTCGGCGCTGACGGTCGACCGGCAATTCACCGCGACGGGCGCCAACCCCGAGCCGGCCGAACCGCCGGCCGACTGGGACCGTTTCGCCGCCAATGCGAAGATCTGGAACGCCGCGCGCCTCTGGCAGCTGAATGGCCCCGTCGAGCCGCAGACCTGGCAGCGCCAGACGATCCTGAATTCGAACCCGGTGCCGCAGATTTGGCGCATGTCGGGCGGCAGGCTCGACATCTACCCCAATGCCGCGGGCGAGACGATCAGATACCAATATATCTCCGGCTTCTGGGTGGCGGTGAACGGCGGGGCGGTCACGGCCGGCAACTGGGCCAACGATACCGATACCGCCCGTTTTCCCGAAGATCTTCTCGAACTGTCGCTGATCTGGCGCTGGAAGCGGGCCAAGGGCCTCGACTATGGCGAGGAGATCGCCAGTTACGAGCGCGCCAAGGAGGCCGCCATCGGCGCCGACCGGGCCGCAGCGCCCGTCGACCTCTCGCTGCCGATGAGGGGCCAGGCGCCTGAGAATTATTGGCCCGGCACGATCACGGTGACGCCATGACCCGCAGACCTGTTCCCCCCAATGGCCGCACCCGCCGCGTTTCGCCGGGCAAGGACTGGATCGCGCCGATCGGCGGCTGGCGAACCGATGTCGAGATGGCGGATATGCCCGCCGATGCGGCCTTTCAGCTCGACAATTTCTTTCCCGAGGCCAACCGGGTGCGCGCCCGTTATGGCTTCCTCGCCTTCGCCACCGGGCTTGGTGCCGACGTGCAGACGGTCATTGCCTATTCCGGCGCCGGCAACAGGCTGTTTGCCGCCGCCGGCGACAAGATCTTCGAGGTGACGGCGGGCGGCGCCGTCGGTGCACCCGTCGTCTCCGGCCTCTCCAGCGCCCATTGGTCGGTGCAGCAATATACCAACCCGGCCGGCCAGGAATTCCTGCGCCTGGTCAACGGCTTGGACACGCCGCTGCTCTTCAACGGCACCGCCTGGACGAACAATTTTCTCACCGGCACCGCAACGCTTGCCACCCAGAACGTCGCCGTCCGCAACACGGCCTATATGCTGAGCTTTTTCGGCACCGGCTCGGTCGCCCTTTCCGGCGCCTTCACCGGCACGCTGAACGGCACCGGCGTCAACAACCGGGTGTCGCTGACCTTCACGCCGGCGGCCGGCACGCTCACCGTCACCGTGACGGGCTCGGTCACCAATGCGCAGCTCGAAAAAGGCGCGGTCGCCACCCCTTACGTCACTTCGACGATGATCACCGGCATATCGGATGCCTCGCTGCTGATCGCGGTGACGGCCTATCGCTCGCGCCTGTGGTTCATCGAGAAGAACTCGACCAATGTCTGGTATCTCGCCACCGATGCCGTCAGCGGCGCCGCCACGGTGCTGCCGGTCGGCGGCAACATGAAATACGGCGGCACGCTGGTGGCGATCAACGTCTGGACCATTCCGGTTTCGACCGGCCTGCAGCAGTGCCTGGTGCTGATCTCCTCCGAGGGCGAGGTGATCGTCTACCAGGGCTCCGATCCCGCCAATGCTGCCAATTGGGGCCTGATCGGCACCTTCAAGCTCGGCCGGCCACTCGGCAGCGATCGCTGCCTGCTGTCGGTCGGCGCGGATCTGGCGATCATGACGACGGATGGCATCGTGCCGATCACCAAGGCCGTGCAGCTCGATCGCGGCGCCACCAGCCTCGGGGCGATTACCGCCAAGATCGGCCCGACCTGGCGCGAGACAGTGGCGGCGACCGGCACGACATCGCAGGAATGGCAGCTTTCGAGCTTCCCGGCCCGGCAGATGGCGATCGTCAACCTGCCGTCCTCCTCTGGCCCCTATCAATATGTGATGAACACCGAAACCGGGGCGTGGTGCCGCTTCGTCGGCATGCCGGCCTCCTGCTGGGCGACATGGCAGGACCGGCTGTTTTTCGGGGCCGCCGACGGCACGGTCTACGAGGCCGAGGTCGGCGCCAACGACAATGGCGTGGCGATCGACGCGCTGATGGTCGGCGCCTGGAGCCGTTATGGCGACGGGCTTTCGACCAAGCTCTCGAAGCTGATCGGCGTAACGGCGCAGATCGGCGTTTCCACGGTGATGTATGCCGGCATCTCCGTCGACTACCAGACGAAGATTCCGACCGCCCTTCTCTCCTCGGTCAAGAACAATGCGGCGGCGAAATGGGGAACGGCGATCTGGGGCGTGTCGAAATTCCCGGGCATTTCGCTGGTGCGCAAATTCGCCTCCGCCGGCGGCGCCGGTTCGGCCTTGGCGCCGACGATCCGCGCGCTGATCTCCGGCTCGTCGGGCTCGGTCTCCGAGGCCGCCGTTGTCGGCGGTTCGGTGCTTTACGAAAAGGGCGCGCCGATTTGATCGTCTCCGAACCGCGCGAGGAGATCGCCGCCTGGGTCGGGGCCAGGATCGGCGTCACCTTCCACCCGCCTTACACCACGCTCGCCCATGTCGACCGCGGCCGGATCATCGCCGGCTTCGTCTTCAACGTCTGGACCGAACATGACGTCGAGGTTTCGCTCGCCGCCGACCGGCTGTCGCGGACGCTGATGCGATCGGTCTTTCGCTATGTCGTGCATCAGCTCGGCTGCCGCCGGGCCACTGCCAGGACCCGCGCCGACAACATCGCCGCCCAGACGGTGCTCGCCAGGTTGGGCGCCCGTCAGGAAGGCCGCCAGCAAGCCTATTTCGGCGACTGCGACGCGCTGCTTTACGCAATCATGAAGGAGGATTTCCCCTATGGTCTCCACGCCGAAGGCCCCGAAGGCGCCTGATCCGACCCAGACCGCAGCGGCGCAGACGGCGACGAACGTCGACACCGCCATTGCCAACTCCGGCCTGAGCTATGTCAACCAGTACACGCCTGACGGCTCGCTGGAATACAAGGTCACCGGCCAGCAGACGATGACCGACCAGAACGGGAAGACATACCAGATCCCGATCCGGTCGGCCTATCAGACCTATTCCCCCGAAAACCAGGCGATCTACGACCAGACGCAGCAGACGCAGCTCGGCCTTGCCAGGCTCGCCAACGACCAGACCAACAAAATCTCCGGCGTGCTCGGCACCAATGTCGATCTCAGCGCCGGCAATGTCGACAAATATGTCAATGATCACTGGCAGTCCGGCTTCAACAACCAGTGGGACCGCGACCAGGCGAGCCTCGATCAGAGCCTCGCCGACAAGGGCATCGCGATGGGCTCGGCCGCCTATGACAACGCGATGCGCGATTTTTCGACGCGCAAACAGGCCGCCTCCGACCAGTATCTCGGCGACATGTATTCCAATGCCCAGAATTCGATCCTGACCGAGCGCAACCAGCCGCTGAACGAGATTTCGGCGCTGATGTCGGGCTCGCAGGTGCACCAGTCGAGCTATGTCAATTCGCCGACGACGCAGCTGCCGACGGTGGATCAGGCCGGGCTGATCAACGAGAACTACAATCAGAAGATGGGCCAGTACAATCAGCAGCTCGCGCAGTCGAATGCGGCGATGGGCGGCCTGTTCGGACTCGGCGGCTCTTTGCTCGGCGGCTGGGCGATGAAATCCGACCGACGGCTGAAGGAAGACATCAAACGCGTCGGCACGCTGGATAACGGTCTGCCGGTCTACGCCTTCCGCTACAAGGAGGGCGGCCCGGTGCAGATCGGTCTCATGTCCGACGATGTGCGCGAGGTTCATCCGGGCGCCGTGTTCGAAGCTGCCGATGGGTTCGATCGCGTCGATTACGAAAGGGCCGTGGCATGATCCCAACCATTTTCGGTGCCGATACCGGCAAGACACAGGGCGACATCGACGGCCAGCGCAAGCGACTGGCCTACGCGATGCTGCAGCAGGGCACGGATACGAGCCCGGTGCAATCGCCATGGGAAGGGGTCGCGCGGCTTGCCGAGGGCGGGCTCGGCGGCTTGGCGCTTCGTCAACAGCGGCAGGCGCAGCAGGCAGCCGGCGGTCAAGGGACCGCCGCTCCGAAAGACCAGCCTTCCACACCAGCGCCGACCTCTCCCGGCCTCCTGTCGTTGCTCTTCGGCAGCGGACCGATGCGCCGGACCGGCGGCTAGCATCAGGCGCGTCGGCACGCTGACAACGGTCTGCCGGCCGACGCCTTCAGGCACAAGGACGCGGCCCGACCCAGATCGGGCTGGTGTCCGACGATGTGCGCAAGATTCATCCAGACGCGGTGTTCAACATCCAGACGATTTCGACCGCGCCGATTACGAAAGGGCAGTGGACCAATGTCATTAGCGTCATTCATTTCCGGCGGCGATACCGGCAAGACACAGGGCGAGATCAGCGAGCAGCGCAAGCGGCTGGCGCAAGCCATGCTGGAGCAGGGCATGGAGACAAGCCCGGTACAATCCCCCTGGCAAGGGGCTGCGCGTCTTGTCCAGGCACTGATGGGCGGACTGGGGCTCCGCCGGCAGGAGCAGCAGGCAAGCGGCGACGACAGCGCGGCGCCGGCGGGCGACCCAGGCTACTTTCCCTTCGCGCCACTGCCCGACAACGGCCCCGTTCCGCCGGGAAGACCCAATCTCGACCCGCTGATGCCGACCGACGATCGCGGCGGACAGCCCATGGCCCCGCCCGCCCAGCCCGGCGCCGGTCTCTTTGCGCCGCTGCCCGACAACGGACCCATTCCGACGCCGAGGCCCTATCGCGACCCGATGGTCACGACAGGTGATCGCCGGCAACAGCCTATGGCGGGCAGCCAGCCGCCGCAGTTTCCGTTGGAACACTTTGGCGATCCCGTCACGCCGCCTGCCAACCCGCCCATTCCGACGTCGCGACCCTATCGCGACCCGATGGTCACGACCGACGATCGCCGCGAGCAGCCGATGGCGACCGATCAGCCGGGCGACGAGAGCTTCGCTCCGCTGCCTGACCATGGCCCCATTCCTTCGCAGAGACCTGGCTATCGCGACCCGCAGGTGACGACGGACGAACGCCGCCAGCAGCCCGCGGCGCCAGCGCCTGGCAGCGGCGGCGCCGGATCCGCAAACGACGGGGCAGAGCTTCAAACGATTCTGTCCGATCCCGTTCGTAGCGCCAAGCTGCCGGCCGGCATGCGCAACAACAATCCCGCCAATCTCAAATATGTCGGGCAGCATGGGCCAGGAATCATCGGCCCTTCCGAGAACACCGACCAGGGCGATCCACAAGTCGTCTATGCCACGCCGGAGGCGGGCATGCGGCACAATGTCTGGCAGATCATGAAGAAGTATCGGGAAGGCATGCTGACGCCGAATCAGATGATCGCTGGAACAAAGGGATGGACGCCTAAGTCTTTCACGGCGGCTGCCAACATTGCGCGCTCGATGGGCATCGGCCCTGACGACGATCTCCGCCTGACCGACCCGGCAATGGCAAAGAAGTTTGTTCGCGCCCTCATCACTCAGGAGCAGGGAACATCGGGCGCTCTTTATCCGGACAGCATGATTGAAGCGGCAATCGCAGCACAGTCCAAGGGCGTTGCGCATGCCTTGCCTTCCCAGCCTGTCAAGGGGCCTGTCCCCGCGCCGAGGCCGGAATATCCCGATCCGCCGATGACGACGGACGAGCGCCGCCAGCAGCCCGCGACGGCGCCCCAGCTGCCTGGCGACGATCCCTTCGTTCCACCGGGCAAAGTGCCCGTTCCCACACCGAAGCCCGGCCGCCACGATCGGCAGGCGGTAAGGGGCACTCCCAGCCAGCAACCCGTCGACGCCGATGTCTTCAACGGCTTCATGGATACGGTGAAGAACGGCTATAAGCAGCGGGATGGCTCGGTCATCCAGGTCACCAACCCTTACGGCCTGGCGGCCATCGCCTCGACCGGTCAGTCCGAAAGCCAGTTCTCGTCCAAGAGAGCCAATAGCTCCTGGTCCGACCCAAGCGGGAGCGGAAAGCCGGGCACCTCGGGCGGCATCATGTCGTGGCGCAATAGCCGCCTGCAAAAGCTTTACAACTTCGCTGCCGCCAAGGGCGAAAAGCCAGGTGCGATCAGTCCGCAGACACAGGCCGAATTCTTCCTGCAGGAGGACCCCCGTCTGATCGCCCGGCTGAATGCCGCTCAATCGCTCGAGGAGGCACAGCGCCTCATGAACAGAGCCTGGGCATTTGAAGGCTACAATGAGCCGGGGAACAAGGAGGTCGACAATCGGCTCGCCAGAGCCAGGAGTTTTATGCCGCAGTACCAGACGGGAGGCGCCGCCGATCCGTTCGCTCTGCCTGACAGTCCATCCGGTCCGACGCCGAGGCCGGGGCCTCGCGACCGAAAGCAGACGATGAACCAAGGTCGCGGGCGGGCCGCGCCACAGGCTGCCGGGAAATCGGACGCACTCGTGCGCGCTCTGCTTGCTCGGCCGCAAAGCGGCCTCTGGTAG